CAGTTCGGCAGTCGCCTTCTCGACGGCTTCGGTGGCGGCAACCACGGCGTCCTGGGACTCCTGGCTGTCATCCATCTTGGCGGTAAGGTCGACGAGGACATCGCGGGAAGCGACGAGTTCCGCCTGCTTGGCGGTGATCTGCTCAGAGAGCTTCATTGGAGTATTCCTGCTTTGAATTGATGGAGTTGAGGGCATTTTCCCGCGCTGCGACTGCCCGCTTGAGAACCGCATCCCTCTCTTCATCGCTGAACCCAGCAGTGGAGGAAGCGGGGGTTTCCGGCGTCAGGGAGACACCGAAACTCTTGGCAACTTGCATGGCCTCGGCGTTGCAAGGTACGCTGACAACTGATGTTTCAAGGAGGCTGATTTCGGAGAAGTCCACGCCGCCTTTGGCGTTCTTCTTGCCTTTTCCAGTGAACCCGACAGACGCGCCGAGCGGTGTTCCGATCTCCAGAAGGGCGCGGCACATGTCGCCGACCGCCGTCTTCGCAAGGATGAGATCCGCGACAAGCTTGTTGCCCATCATGCGGAGGTTCGTCCATTTGCCGATAGGATGATTTGAATCGTGCTGCCAGAGGCAAATTACTTCGCGCCCGGTCTGGGCCTTCAGGGTGCCGGCCAGGATGCGGTCGCTTACGCGGTCATAGCTGTCGGAGGAGATAACCCAAGCGCCAACGGCTTCGTTGGACAGCGGTGTGGACTTCTGGCCTGAAAGGCTGAATTCCTTACTGACGCGGGCTTGGTTTTCCACGGATCGGCCCCTTGGTGGGAGCCGGGAACCCGTCGCTCTTGTTGACTGAAACGGAGATTGCGTCCGACGCTATACCGCGCCGAACGCATGACGGTGGTCTATGTCGAATTCCGCCCATACTTCGGCGGTTAACACAATTGCATTACCCCGTCAATGGGGTAGCCCTTCAATCATCAACGTCAATGCCGCGTTCGATGGCGGCGCATGCCAGCGCCACCACCCTCGGGATCTTGGTCGCCCCGGAAAGATAGCGGTCAACCGTCGTCCGGGCGATTCCCGTGCGCCGGAAGACCTCCAGCTTCGTGAACTCGTTGCGGATCATCCACTTCTCAAACTGCTTTGGGGTCATGGATCTACTCCATCACCCGGAAGGTGCGCTTCAGATCCTTGACCGAGGCAAAGCTGCTGGTCCCATCATCGAACCATGTCACCATCGCGCAGACGACGCCGCCAACCGGGCCAACGGACCTGACAACACCCTTACGCCCAGACGGCGTGGCTACGATGTCTTCAGGGGCGAATTCATACTTCTTGGAATCGGTCATATTGCTCACCTGTCAATCCGAACAAAGGAAACCCGGTCACCGTCGGCAACGCCGATCAGGACCATATCATCAACCACCGCCACACGCATACGGATGGTGCGGGGTGACGCGGCAGCCGGGGCCAGCATCACGCCAACCAGCATAAAGATCAAGGCGCCCAACGCCGCGCAGATCAGGACGGCCATCATGAGCGGCGCTCCCGGCTGCGGATCGGGTAGGCGTTGATGCCCAGCAAAGCGACGACGCCAAAGGCAAGGCCAGCAAGACACCATGCGAGAGCGTCATACCCCTTCAGCTTTGCGGCATTCGCGGCGAAGATACCGCAGGGAATGGCGACGAAGACGGCATAGGCGATGAGAACGATTTCCATTTCAGGGTTTCCTTAAATTGCGAGGATGAAGTAGGCGACCGCGCCAAGCGCGATCATGGCAAAAGCGCAGCCGATGTCATCGGCCAGAGTGCCGGGGCTGGTGTGCATCACACACCAGCCTTGAAGATAGAGAACGCTTCATCACGGGGCATGGCGTTGAGGATAACGGCATCAGGGAACTTGGCCTTGATCATGTCGATGTGCTTTTTCTCGACCGCGCGGACACCCTTCCAAGAGTATTGCATGATACCGTTCTTCAAAATCTCATGAAATCGCATTATGCGGCCTCCTGCTGATTTGTTCGCGCCGTCAACAAAGCAGCGTCCGGCGAACCGTCCGTCTTATGCTTCTCTTGCGCGCGTTTTTGGTCTCGCCAGAACGTGTCGCGACCATATTTCAAAAGGTTGATGGCAGCGTTGGTGTCGCGGTCGTGGATGGAACCACAAGCCGGGCACGACCACTCATCAACTCCAAGCACCACCTGCGGGTTCTTCTCGCCGCAGTCGGAGCAGGTCTTCGTTGATGCGAAGAACCGATCCGCCACGATGACATGAACGCCGCGAAGGTTAGCTTTGTACTCAAGCTGCTGGCGCAGCATTCCGAAACCGGCATCACTCACCGCTCGGGCAAGGCTCCGGTTCTTCACCATTCCACGAACATTCAGGTCTTCGATGACGACCACCTTGTATTCGCGTGTCAGCTTGTCGCTCAACTCATGGAGCATCGCGACACGCTGGTTAGCTACGCGCAGGTGAAGACGGGCAACACGTTGCTTGGCTTTCGCGCGGCGCTCCGATCCTTTCTGCTTGCGGCTAAGATTGCGCTGCAACCGATTTAGGCGGCGCAGGCTTGATTTCAGGTTGTTTGAGGCGGGCAGCTTCTCTCCGGTGGACAGAACGGCAAGGTTCTTCACGCCGAAATCCACGCCGACCATTTCTTGTTGCGGGTTGTGCGTCTTGTAGTTCGTCACTTCCACAAGAACGGACACGAAATGGCGACCCGCACGCTTGCTGATCGTCACCTGTTTGGCTTCGCCTTCGAAACGGACAAGCTGCGCCATCTTAATGCGCGTCTTGAGTTTCTCAATCCGCAGGGTGCGGCCTGAAACCTCAAACTTGCCAATCTCGCGCATGGCGAAGCTGTCGCTCTGGCCTTTCTTCTTGAAGCGCGGATAGCCAGGCTTCTGGCCCGCTTTCACGCGGCGGAAGAAATGCTTGTAGGCGTTGTCGAGGTCATCGATGGCGTTGCGCGTGACGCGGCTGCTGACTTCCGCGTACCACGGGAACTGAACGCGCAGCGTCTTGATGTAGTAGGCGTAGGCTTCCGCCTTGCTCCACTTGTTCTCCGGCTTGCTGAAATGTGCCAGCAACTGGTTGAAGCAGTGCCGGCGGCTTCCACAGGCGCGGTCGAGATATTCCGCCTCCTGCGCCGTAGGGCGAAGCTCAATTTTGTGTGCTAGCAACAATTCATATTCTCCAAACTATTCGGTTTCAGTCGATTTCAGGTGGTTACTGGCTGCAGTTACTTCCCCTTGTCAGACTTGACCAGTACCTTCGACTTCATCAGGCGGTTGAAGTCCTTCTCAAGAAGGTAATCTTCAAGCAACTCGCCGACCTTCATCTCAAGATCGTAATCCAGAGACATGCCATGAGCCTCAACGGGCGGCTGGGCCTTGCACCACGCTTCAGCAGCGGCAAGGCGGGCCTCCTGCCCCTTGACGGCGCGAACCATGTCGGGGCCACCGTGGCCGTGGTTGGAAACGTCTGCGGTATAAACGCCATCAACATAGATGCGGCCAGTAAAGGCGCTGGTTTCCTCAGAGAGGCTGGCGTTGTAGCTGATGTTCTTCAGTTCGATCTTCATTGGGTCATCTCCTTCGCGGAACACCGCGTTCCATGACCCCTATTTAATGCATCTGCATAACTTGTCAATATGCACCTGCATTATTTTTTTCAAATGCTACGCGATCCACCACGAAACATCTGCGTTCGCCTCATCCAAACGCGCAACCCACGGATAAATAGCCATAATTGCCGCGATCAGTCCGTCGATCTTCGGCCCGACATTCAGGTTTTCTTTCGTCAGCTTACGGTTTCCGGCGGCATCCGAGATAACCACCGCCGCCGCGGCGCCCATGTTCAAAATAGGCTGTTTTCCTGAGTGCCTGATCCGCCCCTGCAGCAGTGCCGTCTCAAGCGCCTGGATGCGCGGCGACATGCTCACATAGCCCTGCCCCACCTCGACACGTTTCGCCGACAGCGCGAAACTCTCGCGGTCGCACGCCGCGAAGAACTCGTTCGACCCGAAACGGTCGAAGAAGATCGACCCGACCCGGATGCGCTCCTCCTCCAGGCGTTCCCGCAGCCAGACGACAATCTGCCCATAGTCCAGCGTCTTGCCGGGCGGCGCGTAAATGTGGCCGTCCTTCACCCACTGCTGCAGCGGCAGCCGATCCCGTCTCTCGCGAGCCTCAATGCCGTCCAAGGGCGTGAACGCATAGCACTTCACATGGATGTTGCCGTCCTCATCCTGCGCCGCGAT